CTTCACGTTCTTCTTGAACGCTGCCTTTGATTTGGATTTGGTTAGTGGCATTTTATTGGTTCTGTATTTTAGTGGAGAGGGTTACCCCTTCCCCAACGTCTTGAACGTCATAGAACTCTGGATTAGATAATTCTGCCAATGCCTTGACGGCATCAGCCTTATGCTCCCGATAGCTTTTCCCTTTGCCATATGCCCTTGCTGCGACGATATCGGCAATTTCCTTATCAATTTTTACGCCTAGATTTTCCGCCATTTCGAGTAGGTTATGAACATCTCCTTGGCTCGATTTTATTGTACGGATTTCTGCGGTATACATTGCATCGGAGATGTTTTTTATTATTTGCGAGACATCGCCCTTTTCTCCTCTTGGGAAATGTTTTTTAACTACAAAGAACGGATCAACCATTTCCCCTGTCTGGGCGTTTACCTGTTTACCTTGAGGCAACGACTCAATTAAGTCAGACATCTGCTGTGCTAAAAACTTCTCTATTTTCCTCGCCCCAGGTTTGCTGAAGTTAGGGTAACCATGCTTTGACCCACCGGGCCTTTCCCATCCCAAATGCTGAAGAATGTGCAAAAACTTCATTGCATAGTGAAACCCTGGTTTCATGTTATTGAGAGTTACCCTACCCCCCTTATTGGTCGTCAACACATCTGACACATATGATTCCCACCCTAGAGGACTTCTGTTTTCAATAGTGGGAAGCGGGGGGAAATTAGGTTTCTCCTCCGCAGGCATAAACCTAGCCTGATCTGCGCCTGACTCTTTTTCAAGCCTGCGTTGTTTGGCGGCCTCACCTTTACGAATTAACTCTTCCCGCAAGTCCTTTGCCTTCTCTGCCTTGCCACCTTTCGTCGGTTTCTTTGGCTTTTTATTTTTCGCTACAAAAGCCTCAAGCGTATCAAGGAACTTTTGCTCACCCGCTGCCAGTTCCCCCCCTCTGCCCGCTGAATCCCAATCATCATCAATTGCTCTGTTCAGGGCAGTGATGGCATCATCTAGTTCGTAAACATTTTCCTCGGCAATGATGTCTTTTAGCTTAACCAAAACATCTTCCACAGTATCAATCCCGTGACCCCCGTCGTCATACTTGTCCAACAGTAACTCTATATCTTTTGCCACCTTCTTCCCCGCAGGCATAAACCTAGCCTGATCTGCGCCTGACTCTTTTTCAAGCCTGCGAATAGCCGCCTTTTGTGCAGTTTTCAGTTGGTCGTAAATGCCGATCAGCTTCCCTGAAGGTGCGTATGCCCTGAACTTGCCCCGCTTGCCCTTTTGCAAAACATTGTAACCGGCACCATTGCGCCATGCTGTGCCGCCCAGGAGGGGTTCCGCTGGCATGAAACGAATGTCATCCCGCCCCACACCAAACCGCTCGGACAAGGGAATCACCTTGCCCGCATCGTTGTAGGTTACCGGGTCAGCGGATTTGATTTGGTTGCTCCTATAAACGATGTAAGTATCGCGAAGGTTGGGGTTATTTACCTCATGTATATTTCTGTATAAAACAGAATCAAATCCGTGGCGGTCTAGCAATAGGGCAATTTGTTGGGCTTTCTCTGTCTTGGTTAGGGCAATATTCCACCGACCATCGCCTTGTAACCTTTTCAAGTCATTCTTTAAGGCAGCTTGCCGATTCATGTGGTCGTGCCAGCCTAATGTAGCATCCACTTCTCCAGAGGGTAACCTTTTAACTTCTCCGCGATGCTGCTTTAACCAGCCTTGACTTTCCCTAAAGCCACGGTGTGCAATTGCTTCTTCAGGTAATCCAAGTGACTGAATAAGGCCGCCTATGTCCCAACTGCCGGGGTCATCACCAACAACAGCGGGGTTCTTGGTTTTAACATGAACATCAAGGACGTTGCTCCCGACACCTTTGGCAACATTCGGGTCAGCGGTAATGTGGAAACCCAACTCTCCACCCCCGAGAGCATCGCCGGAAGGCAGCGCGGAACTGAGATTACTAGTGCCAGACTTTTCTGGATCGAAGACAGTAAATTTCTGACTGGTTCCATGAAACCCCTTGGTCGTATACCCCGCAGCTTTTGCCGCATCATCAACGAGTCTCTGCGCCGTAGCAGTGTCACCCTTCTCGACTGCGGCAAGGTAGGTTGAATCGTCTGGCATGAAGTGTGCCATAGATGCCGGACTGGACATGGTTTCTGTAACCCTGCCGGGAGCAGTAGCGTATCCCATTTTGGATTGCTTCATTAGGACACCGCGAATCTGTTCCGGTCCCATTTTAGGCAATTTGTGGAACCCAGGAAACATCACTTCATGCGGTTCAACTCTTCCCCTGATGCGATCCCATAGAGTCCATTGTGCCGGGAATATTGCCACCCCCATCTCGTTGGCTTTTTCCTCGTTTATCCTTAAAGCCTCCATGTACGCATCACTCATAACCTTGAACTTCTCAGGGTCAGAAATGAATTCAACCATGCGGAGTTCTTCCCTCACGCCTGGGTTGACCTGAGTACCCGCCTCCTTGCCGCGTCCTGCCTTGGTTCTGTATAAGGGTTGCCTTGCCCCCATTGCATTCAGTGCAGATTGCCCTATCCACTCGGAAACAATGGTCGGGTCTACATCCTGGGACTGCGCCATTACATCATCCAAGGTCTTGGCTTTTCTCATTTTGGGATCAGGCAGTCCCTTCCCTCTCTGGTTTTGCTCAAGGTAGGCTCTCAGCTTACTTATCTCTGCCTCCTTGACTGCCTCGTCGGTCTTCCTTCTCCTTATCTTCCTGACCTCCGCATTTAATTCCTTGGTGCGGCTCTTGGAATCCGCAAGGAGTTTGTTAAACTCATTAACGATTCCTGCCTCAAACTGTTTCCGCATCTCTGGGATTTCCAGTACCCGTTCAGCAAACAGGCGTGCCATGTGTCGATCCACTGCGCTGATCATTGCCTTTGCCGGGTCTTGCCAAACCCCGCCAAACGATGCGGTCTTTGTTCCAAGTCCTCTCAGTTGTGTCCCAATGCGATCAACATACAGCCCCCACCCTTCATCTGGTTTCTTGTTAAACCACTCTGGTTTTTTCAGCCACAACTTGGCAAATGCTGCTATGTTCGTGAAATCTTGCGTAATGCCTATACCCAATCCCCCTTTGTCCTTTGCCCCAATCCCAAGAGTTTTCTTGATTTTATCAGAGACGACTTTCCTTTCCTTGGGGGTGGGGTTCTCCGGCAGCAGATCCATCATTTTTGCCATGCGCCTCACATCAGCGAGACTGGAAAATTTAGTGCGCGAATATCCAAACAAGTTGGGAAGAAGCGGAGTGTTTGGGGAGAGCATCCCGAATACCATTCGATTGAATGTTTCCAGCTTATCCCCCTTTGGAGGTGTCAGCGTTCTCGCTAATTTATCTGTAATCTTGGCGTGAAGACCTTCAGAAATATTCTCTGCGGAAACGATCTGGTTTTCCAGTCCCACCTCACCCCTGATTGTTTTGCGAGAATACGGGAATACCTCTGGATTATTACTCTTGATCCAGAGAAGGTCGTAGAATGTAAACTTGCCCTCTAGTCCACCGGGGAGGTGTACAGTGTGTCCTGAAACCGGGTCGCTGACTTGTTTGACTTTAGATAGCGGGCCAAGGTTTTTGACATCGAATTTTTCACCAAATTCTTTAAAGTCTTTCGGTGTCCACTCTGAGGGTTGCTTCCCTTTATATTGGAGGTTAGCCTGTTCATCTCTTGTCACCCCTTTGGGCAGTTTTTCGTTGGAGTAAATTAACTCCGAATACGGGTCTTGTCTAGACCTTTCTGCCCTGTCTGGCTGGAAACGTGCCTCCCCTTTTCGGAAATTTCTCCCGGCCAGGGAAGCGGCACTCTTCATGGTGTCACGCAGTCCCAGCAGTTCACCGTCAGGCTTGTACACCCGGAACTTGCCTCGGCCTTTCTGTAAAATGTTGTAACCAGACTCATGCACAAAGGCTTCGCCGCCTGGGAGTTTCTCAGGGGTGAAGGAGTCGGGAAGGAAGTTAACCTGCATTCCCGCATAGGCACCAGTGGGCCTGCCGGTTACCGGATCAACTTCACCCTCGGTGTACCTGTAGGATTCACCTGTCTCGGTAATCTTCCCGACCCTATCCACTCTGATGTCCTCAGTTACCCGCGTATGCTTCCCCTCACCGGGCTTCCCGATCAGGAGTTCTCCCCCTCCCGAGGATTCCTTCCTGACATTGCGGCCAAGGGCATTCTCGTTCATCACCAATTCAGACTGCTTCGCCTTAATTACTGCGCCCCAAATCTTGTTGAGGATGTCCCGCTTCATGGCACCATTCCTGCCTCCACCAAAGAACTCTGCGGATGGAGTGGGGGCATCAGAGGCAAGATTCTCAGCATACCTCTTTACATCAGCCATTGCCGCAGCCTTGTCCCCTCCCCACGGGTCGAGCATTCCTGGGCGACTAAAGAACTCATCTGCGCGATTGCGGAGCATTGAGAGATCAATGGTTTTAAGCAGAAGTCCCAACCCGCGATTCATCTGCCTTGCAGAATAGGTGCCGTCCTTCTTTGGTTTGGGGGTGTTGCTTCTCCTTGCTGAGTGAATCAATGTATCAGATTCCTTGATGCCCCTTGGAAAGATCAGGGTTTGCTCACCCTTTTTCCCGCCAACCGGAGAATTGGCAATGGATGCAACCTTGCCCCCGTCCCTTAATGCTCTGAAAGTCATCAGTTTTGCGAAAATCTCAGGAGGCAGGATGGGTTTCATTGCCGCAAGTGCCTTATCGGACAGGAAGTCCTCTTTCGCCCCAGGTATATCCTTTAATGCCGCATCAATCTTCAGGCCCATCTCAAACATCTCGCGCCTCAGTGTTGCCTCGTCCTTGACGCCAATGGGGTTGCCTTTTTCGTCCCGAATAATGGCATGATCCATGCCATGTTCCTTATTGAAGGTAAGTATCTTTGCCGGGGTACTGAGATCTAATGGCGTTGCCATCGTTCCCTGCTTTACATTCCTCTCATTGATCACCCTCCGCGCATCAATCAACTCACGCACAAGTGAGTCAACTGCCTTATGCCCGGTGAAGGGATCATCGCGCCTGCCGGTCAGCTTGTATTCCTCGGACATCCCCAACTTGTGCAGCACTGAATCATATGCATTCTTGAGGTTGCCCAGGATTATGTTGTCAACACTGCGCTTACCTGTCAGGAGCAGGTCACGGTTTTCCCTGCGTTGCAGGAAGTCCATGAAGTAATCGGCATTGATCTCCTCCAGTGCCTTCAGGGGATCAGCAAGGAAATCATTCTTTGCCTGCTCGCGTGCCTTACCCTTCAACCCCTTGTAATCCACATAACGCCAGATGTATGCGCCCAGTTGATTATCATTAAGGTTCTTCATCAACGCATCAGCCATTGGCTTGGCATACTGCTTGCCGATGCTGGTCCTTAATGCACCATGCAAAGACTCATGGAATGCTGTACCTCCCTCGGCCCGGTCTACATTGATATAAATTGTATTGCTGGCATCATCGAAGTGGACTCCCTTGAATGGAATATCAGTTCCCTTGAGCGGAACCATGTTCCCATCGGCATCCATCACCATTGCAGGGGTGCCATCCGGTTTCATCACCACTTCATCATCACGAACAAACTTCATGGGTGCCTCTTCACCCAGCCAACCCTTGGCATCTATCACCTCGGCAATAGCCTCAGTGTTGCCCTCCTTCGCAAAGCGTTCCACTAGGAACTGGGCCTTTGCCCCTTCCGCCTCCGGCATTAATGCTATGGCGCGGGATGCATCCCCCATTATCCTCTGCGACCTGACACCTCCTGTTAAGTGGCTTATACCTCGCCCTGCGAGTCCGCCGGTTGCTCCCAATACCATTCCGCCACCAAGACCCCCAAATAGTCCTTCCTCTCCTTGTGAGAGGTATCCGAGTGTGCCACCTACTCCTGCACCTATCCCCACGCCTGCTGCCGCAGAACCGACGTAGGGAAGGATTGCGTCTGCACCAAATCTTCTGCCGATTCCGCCCAGTGTCCTTGCTCCCAGGGAAGCGGATTCATCAGCGGCAAGTGCGGCAAATGCTCCTGTGCGACTTGCACCCGTACCCATGCTGCGGGAAAGGTGCTGCATCGCTTCGCCTGCGGCATCAAGTCCTCCACCGATTATCTTTGCGCCGGTAAATGTTGCGGCAGCAGTGCCGAAGGGCAACCCAACTCCCGCTCCTGCCGCACCAAGGCCAACTTCACCGACACCGGCAAGGGTGGTGAGACTTCCTGCCCCTCTCCCTGCCTTTGCCGCTGCCTCTGCTGGTGCGCCAATTGCGCGTGCGCCAAGGGTGGTGGCAAATTCGGGTACTGCACCGACTGCGGTTCCCGCCCTGCCAACTGCGCGAACCCCGGTGCCAGCAGCATGACCCACTCGCCCTGCCGCCCTTGCTGCCAGTGCTGCCGCCTTCGGACCCCCGGCAAAGGGGATGAACACTGAGGGGTCGGCTACAAGTTCCAGTGCGTTGCGGACATCCTGATTGACATAGGCAGGGTCAATGCCTGAAATTGTTTCCCCGCCTTCCTCTGCCTCCCTGATGTTCTTCCACACTTTGCGTGCCTCAAGAAACTGACCGTATTGACCTCTATCGGTTCCTGTACCGGACACCCAGTCCTTGAACTTGAACAGTGGCGATGCTGGATTATCACTCTGGGCAAGGACTCCATATAGTGAGTAGGTCCCAGCCGCGACACCTTCGACTGCTGTGCCGGGAACCTGCGCGGCACTTTCAAACTCAGCCAACCCTAGGATGCCTTTACCGACCCTTTTGGCAATTTCTCCTGCGCCGCCAATAAGCGCATCACCCCAGTCCACCTTTTTCTCCTCCATATGGGAGCGATACTTCTTGAAGTCCTCCAGGGAGGGTTCAAAGGAGGTGTCCTGCAAGTCCCAGGCAACATCTTCACCGTTGCGGGGGAATGCCTCCAGCATTGCCGCTTGAATCTGTTCGGGAGTTGCTTCGTCTGGGAACTCGTACTGCGTTCCCCTCGATGGCATATCGACAAGGATCGGCATATCACTTGTTCAGCTTAAGTTCACCCCCCTGGAAAGAGAATTTACCGGAGGTGCCGCCTGCTGCGCCGCCAGTGGCAGTTGCGCCCCCTAATGCCTTGTCTAGTTCATTAATCCGTTGTGTCCCGAGGATTGTGTTCAGGGTGTTTAGGGAGTTAGACCTAGTGCGCCTCTTTGCCTTCACTGTTGCCTCGTTCTCGCCAACCCTTGGGAAGAATGTCTCAACGTAACGCCTTTGCTCGGTTTCCGGTACTGCTGCCCCTGAATCGAAGCGTGCCTTGGCTAACGCCCATGCCATCATTGCGGCATCATACTGAAGATAAAGATCACTTTTTAACCAGTTTGTGCCAAGCGAACCCAGTTTGTTCCAGTAAACGTAAGGACTTGTGGGATCCCACCTTTCCCCCTCCATGCCGGGTAAATCCCCGGCACGCTTCATTATCTTATTGATCTGACTTTCAGCCTCAATCATTTGGTTGCGATAAACACCGATCTTTGACTGAACCTCATTCCACTCCAGCGGTTCATTCGTCCCTGTTTCAATGTACTTTTTGTTAATGGGATCAAAAAGAAACCCTCCAAGCGGAACCGATTGCCCTTTTATATTTACCGTCGCCTGCCTCAACTCACCCGGCGCATACTCTGGCATCAGTTCATCAAGTTTCTTCTTTGTGTCAGGGGTCCAGTTGTCTCCCGCCATCAGTGCATCCCTAATCTCACCGCGCAACTCCGTTGGTGATTTTTCCCTGCCGGGAATAACCCGCTCCACTTCCTCAGTATCGATAACCCTTTCGCCACCGGCGTAGAGGGGTTCAACCCTGTCGGTAAAGAGTGCCTGATCCTCGGGTTTCATTCGGCTAATGCTTTCAGGCGTCACTGCTTCGCTCAAAATATTCTCAGAGGCAGTGCCTTGCCCGCCCGCTGGGGGTCTGAATTGGGGAACTATGGGGTTACCATCCCTGTCGCGGATAACTCGCCCTGCCTCTCTTTTGTTACGCAATCCACCCAACTCGCGCTTGAGTTTCCTGATTCGTTCTTCGTACCGTTTGCCAGTCGCGGTCGAGTAAGGGGTGGACGTAAGGGCTATATATTCCGCCTCATTTTTCCTCAGTTCCATCTCTACCGCAGTCTCCCTCTCACTCTTGGGAACTGGCTTGCGCCCGCGCATCAGGTTCCACTTTTCAATCTCTTCCTTTGTGCGCGTATATGGGGCGGGGGAGTTTTCTCCTGACTCCCTAACGTGATCAGCTAACCTCTTCTTTACTGCCTCCTTGTAGCCCGCGCCGCGTGCCTGTCCGAGGGACTTGGCTTTAGCCATCATACCCTCCGGTAACTCGTCGTAAACTTTAGCAACCCCTGCCTGCACGCTGGGCGAATAATTTTCTAGTGGTGGCTGCCCTAACCATTCCCAAATGAGGTTGATGTCTTCCCGCCGTGCGCCCTGCTCTTCAAGTGTCCTTGCCTTGATACCTTCAGGAACCCGCGTTTCAAAGTCTTCCTGTCTACCAAGTGCCTCAATTGCATCAAATTCATCAGGAGAAAGCGGTTCTTGATTTGCCAGCTTCACCTGCATCGCATTAATTGCCTGTGGACTTATTGTTTTTTCAGTTATTTCCGTAACAGTCTGTTCGGGGATCATCCTGTCTTGAAGCACTGCTTGTGAGGTCTTGCTGAATGCTTTCCTGTCCGCCTCTTCCCTTAATGCTTTATCGAGCAAGAGGTCATCCAGTTGACGCCTTGTTTTGCCAAACATATTTGCCTCCCAGCCCATCATGGCCTTGATTATTGCCTCTTTCTGGGAAGACCTCATTTTGCCACTGCGATATTTCTCGGCAACATCGCCCCCAAGAATGCCTGCAAGTGCGTCACCGGGTTTACCTTTCGTCACCCGATCAGCGCGGTGAAGACTGTCTGGAGCAACTTCATATGTCTCATGCTCGGTGGCTAACTCGCCAGGCGGGGGGATAACAGGCAAGGTAAACTTACCACTGTCCTCTGTGCCAGGAAACTCCCCGCTTTGCTGCGCCCGTTTCTCCAGTGCCTCAATCAGTACATCATAACCCTCGGAGCGTTCCTCCTCCTTCGCCCGCGCAACCAACACCTTCCCAATATCCGCACCGACACCAGCAATTCCCTTTTGTAATGCGGCAGCCTGCCTACCCGATTCAGCCAGATATCCCGGCGGCAGAGACATCGGTGTTGCCTTCCCTGTAAGGAAAGGTGAAATGTTGCCTGACTGTCCGCCCCCGATTGTGAATGTTGCCATTGTTTATCCCTTGATTTTCGAGTCCATCCAGTTCAAGCAAAGAATCCAGTTTTCCCCGTTGCCATTCCCCCGCCAATGCTGCCCAATGCCGAAAGACCTCCTCCAATGATTGCCGCCCGATTCCCGGCAGTTGCCTGCCTTGCTGCCATCTCATTCTGCTGGTTGCTCGCGTACAGGCTACCCGCATACGGGTCGAGCGGGTTAAATTGACGCCCAGGTGACGTTGCTGCCGCCTGACCCATTGCACCTTGCCCTAATGCAAATGCCTGCGATGGTCGCCCAAGGATTGCCATGAACGGGTCTGCGCCGGTTTGCTGTTGCAAGCCTGCCACCCCACCGGCAAATGTCCTGCGTTCGGCCTGCCTCTGTCGTCCAAGCTGATAACCTTTCAGGACTTCATCAGCGATTGCCTGGTTGCCCATGCCTAATCCCCTTGCACTCATTGCTGCACGGGAGGATTGCTGCGCCCGTCGTAGTTCACTGGGTGTCAATGACTGACCGGCTTGAACCTCTTCAAGAGCCTGCCTGCCCAGTTCATCGATCAATTGCTGGTTGCCTGCTGCTGAACGCAATGCCGCCGATGCACGCGGGCCATATTGTTCAACGGCAGAAACATCCGCTGCGCGTTGCTGGGCGAGGGTGTCAGCCTCGATCCGACTCATCGCAGGATAAAGATCCTCCTCATATTGCTGAATCAGTCCTGGTGTATCGCCGACACCTCCCAATGCGCGTTGGAGGTTGGCAAGATTTAGCTGGAGGTACTGGGGTTGATACTCTGCTTCTGATGCATATAACTGCGGGGCAAGGTCAACCTGCGCCTGCAATGTGTCGCGTGTTTCCTGTCCGTAATCCCTCGGTTCTGGTGCTTCTACTTTTGTCCCCATAATATTATCCTTTCTTAACGCGGCGTTGATAACGCTTCCATTCGTGAACGTGATACTCATCCTTGCCCCGTCGCTGCCATGCAACGTACTTCAGTTTGAAGGGGGCTTTTCTCAAAAATTCCTTCAGGCAGTTTTTCCCGGCGGCAAGAAATACAAACCATGTGTTTGCCTTCTCCTTGACATCACCTGAGTACATCGTTTCACCATCCCAAAAGACCGGCTTGCCCATGATGAAACAATCGTCACCGCTCCACACATAACCGTCGCGCAGATAGTCCACCAAGGATGCCTCAAATGACGCTCCCGGCGACTTCTCCATGAACCATTTCTTTGCCTGCTGCCAGGGTTTCATGTTTTAATTATATATTGCACCACAAGATAGGGTTGCAGGATGTTGAACGCGGTGCCACTGCCAGTGGATTGAACTGAATCGCCAGAATACTCTGAACCAGTCGGACTCGATTGGTTTGTGCCAGATGGCGCATACCCAGCAACCCCGACTGAGTCGTTGTCTTTGGTGTATGTTTTAATCGTATGCGTATGAGCCGCCAGTTGCGCCTCGGTCAAGGTATGATCCTCCTCACCACTCGATGCGCCAATCGTATTGTCAGAGGTGATTCTGCCTGCGGAACTGTCCACGCCAGCAGCAACCCTGCCCTTGAAGTCCGGCACCCGGAAGTAATCAGTCGTCTCCCCGCCCGTGTTATATGTCGAACCGATTGCGGTGAAAAGCGCAGCATAACTTGCCTCGGGATACTCTGTTCCATCACAAAGCAACCATCCTGTTGGTGCTTCTGCGCCACCGTACTGGGTGATTGCGCCAGCAGGCATCAAGCCTGCGCCGGTCACGGTCAAGGCACCCGTCACGGCAAGGTCACCTGCCACCGTCGTATCCCCTCCCGAATCCACTGACAGTTTATCCACTCCATCAATCTGGAGTGCTGCTGTGCCGCCGGAAGCACCCTTACCAACCCACGCAGCCAACTCGGTTGAGAGCAGTTCAGTGGTGGTCGCGCTCTTTAGCGTTGCCGCATCAGTGTCCGAGATCAGAACCACATCATCGCTTGCCGGTGAGACACCCAATGCGGTCTGGTCGGAGACTGCTCCATCCAGCAAGATGGCTGCGGATACATGGGAGTTGAGGTTCGCCGCCGTTACGGTGCTACCCGTCGTATAAGTAGTGCCTTTCTGTAGTTGTGCCATAATTTACTCCGCGTTAATTAGTTTGCGCCCAGGCACGGTTGCCTCAACGCGAAAACCTCTGATCGTTGGACGACCTGTTGTGCCGTCAAATTGCAGGTCCACACCATAACCCTGCTTGCCTATCCTCGCCCTTTTGGTGAAATCTTCCGCCGACCCGCTGCCAAACGCCAAAACCTCGGCACTGGAATCTGGATCAGTCACGTTCGCAGTCACACTCACCGCATCGCCCGCGTTCATGTTGAAGTTGGCCTGAAGCGATGCGAACCTCTTGCTTCCGTAGGAGTTGAAAATATACCGGCGACTCACCAACTGCGGTGCAATATTAGTCTGCTCAAACTCTGAATTGATCGTCGCCGGTAATGTAAATGGAAGCAGGGGATTGGCCGATGTCTGCAAATACTCATCCTTATACTCCTCCTCCAGCAGAAAGACCCCCTCAGAATTGGTCGCGTACAGGCGTTTGCGTTCCCCGTAAAGGGCGATCACAAAGTCATCCACGCTGAATCCACTGGGGTACTCATCAACCGACTCCCAGGCATTGTTCAGCATCGA